TTTTTTTAAGTTAGGCCAACACTTATGTTTGTATGAGCAGAAGCCACACTCTGTACCTAATACCATGTTACCCGTAGGTTTACGGAAGTAAGTCTCAGGTATTGCTTCAAAGCAACGCTCAAAAGGTTTATCCTCATTGATGTACTCTACTGTCTCTTCAATCTCTTGCATAACTGTAGACTCATCTACGGAGCTTGCGTCCACATATTTGAACTCACCATTAGCCTTGTTGACTACCCACCAACCACCAACGTCTAACTCAGCAGCCTTAGCGTACCCAACAAGTTGAGATACATATCCGAAGCTATCGCTCTTAGCTAGACTTTCAAGGCTAGAGAACTTGTTTACGTATGACCAAGGTGATGCTGACTTAACGTCATCTACCTTACCATCAAGTACCATGTCGTACTCACCCCTTACCTCTGTACCATCCTTTAGCTTAAGGGTAACACTATCATTATCTTTGAAGTCTACATCAGCAGCACGAAGAAGACCTTTGAACACCGCCTCCACAATGTCTCCTATAATCATATTCATTAGGAAGTGTGGAGGTAGTGGTTTCTTATCTTCAGGGTCATTCTTCTCAAACCATAGCTGACAAGTAGGACGCCCAATGTTGGACATCCTTAATCTAAACTTGTCACGAGGTCCACTGCTGAACTGCTTCTCTAATGCAGCCTCAACATCAGCAGCGACTTGCTTACGTATGTCTTCAGCCATATCTGTCTCACCCTTGACAGCTTTGCCAAGGTAATTAAAGACAGCTAGTTCAGCAGGGTGATTCATTACTCTGCCTCTTCTACATTAACAAACTCTGCTACAATAGCAGCATCGTCATCAGAGATAGACTCTTTATTCTTTTCAGCCCACTCATTTAAGATGTATTCATTTTGAGTAGTGATGTACGCTAAGAAGTTATGTAGAGTTTCCTGATCCTCTGGCTGTAGCTCTACTTTACCATCGTACTCTAATGTTAGAGTAACCCAAGTCTCTCCACCAGGTTTGTGACCTAGCTTAAAGTTACACTGGATAGGTAAGATATTCTTACGTCCTAATGCATTAACTGCAGAGTCCAAAGACTGTATGCTTGAGGTAGGCACTTCAAAATAGAAAGGCATATCAGTGATTGCATCCACTACATTACCTGCTTCATCAGTAACACCTGCTGCAGTTAGTTGACCAAAGAGAATCTTCTTACGCTTGATACTGCGAATCAGATCCTTAGTCTTATCAGGTACGCTATCCCAATCTTGAATATAACCTGATGGTCTACCAAGATTAAATGTACCTAAGTTATCTTTCAGGTCACCCTTAAGATCATTAGACATTACTGTCTTATTCATTACCTCTTCTTTGGAATCCCACTTAGAGAATTGCTGCCTAATTGCAAAGATGCGTATGCTAGGACTAGTTGCATAAACAACATCGTCTTCACCTCTGGTAATCTTAAATGATCCTGATGGTACAACCTCAGTCTTAATAGACTTTCCGTTAACATCAATATTACCCATGATACCAGTGTGCATGAGGTTTACTCTAGGTAAAGCAGCCGTCTTTCTTTCACCGCTTTGAGGAGTTACACCTACTGCCTCTGCAAGAGACATACCTAAATCGTTTTGTATCGCTAGTTCTGTATTCATTGTTTTACTTACTTCCTATAAAAGTTAAAGATGATTAGTTATACTCTAAACGTCAACTGTGTCAAGCCAATTCTTTCCTATTTTAGCTTCTAATAATAAAGGCACGTTCATTTCTACATCGTATGCGTCTTTTATAACACAGTTTAGATTAGCATTGATAGTCTCAACAATAGTCAAGACTTTTTTTACTTCGTCAGGGTGTACATCTATCACCATAGAATCGTGTACAGTATTGACTAAGCATGATTGTAGAGGCTTAAGCAATCGCTCAAACTCTAGTAGTACAACAGGTACGATGTCACCTGTAGCAAAGCCTTGGACAGGGTAGTTCTTTATCATAGTGAAGTGTGACACACTACCATTTGCTCTTCGGGTAACACCAGGAAATGCGTACTGTCTTCCGCTTTTGTTAGTAATCTTTTCAAAGCGTACAGCCTCATCTCCTAGCTCTTCATGCCACGCAGCTACACCCTCATACTTTTCAGTAAAGTGTTTGTAGTACGCAGCTACAGCCTTGGATCTACCATACCCTGTAGCCCCGAAGAGAGGGGCGAAGGTATGTTCCTTAGCTTCTTGGCGTCCTGTAGGCTGCCCTGCATCACTGATAACCTTTGCAGTGTAGGAGTGCACATCAAACCCTGTATCTATCTCCTGCATGGCTGTGCTGTCCTGTGAGAGGAATGCAGCAACTCTGAACTCCAACTGGGCAAAGTCACATTCCATAATCTGTCCACCCTCCCATCGTGATATGAACACACGCTTCACTGGGAATGTCCCTCCTCTTGGCATGTTTTGCATGTTGGGATTGCGTCCAGAAAATCTACCTGTACTGGTAACACTTTGGGTAAGGTTAACGTGTAGGAATCCGTTGGGTTTTGTATATATGTTGATACCATCCACGAAGCTGCTAAGGTAACTGCTAATAGCAGAGAGGCGCTTAAGATCAGTAAGGAAACTAAGAGCAGACTCCATACCATTGCTTGTAGCGGTAGCCATAAGACTTTCAAGGTTGCCCTTACTAGTACTGAAACCATTTGCACTTATCCATTTCTTACTTGGTGCAGAGAAACATAACCCTGCTACCTCTTTAGTTTTAGTTAGTAGATAGCCTCTGCCATCACAGTCTTTACATTTAGTTGGTAGCTTGTAAAGTGTACCATCTTTACGCAGCTTGTGTACTAAGCCACGCCCATTACAATCAGGACAAGTAGATGCTTTAGTCTTTCTAATAACAGAACTGTTTGCTTCTATAGCTTCTTCAAACTCTTTCTTTGTTTCAGTGTAGTCAAACAAGTCAGCCCATTCTTTCTTGTTGTGTATACGTCTACTAAATATAACTTGAGATGCTTGCTCTGGGCTATTGAGATTGATAGGTGTGTCACCCATAAGCTCACGAGTCTTACGTTGTAATCTATCTTCTATCTCAGCTTTCTCTTTCTCAAACTCTAGTCGGACTTCTTGAAGGGCACTTCTGTCCACACGGATTCCTGACATATACATTCTTGTGAGGGCTTTACAGGTACGGAAGGTAATGTCTCTAACTTTATGTAAGGACTCTGAATCTGGTTGGGAGTAGTCTTGTTCCAAGGCAAGGTACAACTCACGAGTAATGTTGAGGTCACTCCTAAGATAAAAAAGAAGCTCTTGTAAAGGTATCTCATTGGTGTTGTATCCTTTCTTGTAATACTCTTTAAGAGTGTCTTGCTTTTGGTAGTTTAACTCCCTACGTTCAGCGCAAGCTTCTAAGCTTATAGGTTCTTTCTGCCCACGTTGTAACAGGTACTCAGCTAACATCGTGTCATAGATGTCACCATCATACTTGAAGCCTGATTCCCACAGCCACATCAAGTCGTGCTGTGCGTTGTGCATAATCAAGAGTGTTGTGTTATCCAGTATAAGCTGAATGTTCTTAGCTCTTGATCCGCCCACATCTTGATCTTCCTTATGATTAAGAGTGAATAGGTATGTCTCATCAGGGTTGTCTACATTCTGCATACCTACTTGCACAAGCTCAAGTCCAGGTTCAAACGGATCAAGAATGTTCTTCTTCTCTCGTTTAGTGATTGTGTTTTCTACATCAACTACAAGTCTCATGGTAAGTACTGACTCCTATCACCATCAAGCTCACAGTGTACAGTTCCATGCCATCCACCCTTGAGTTTGTTCTTAGCTATACACAAATGTCTTTGACTGCTTTCCTCTTCATCTTGTCCTTCCACCACCTTGTTCTTTGATATGAGAATCATTAGGTCTGCCTCTGCCGCCTTGCCTGTCTTACTACCTTCAAGCATTGACTGATCAGGATGTACCAAACCTTCTGCTGCTGCACTCAACTGTGACATCCATATGATTGCACACTTGTGTTGCTTGGCTATGTTACGCGCGTGTATGGCTGCTTCCTTCAGATAGATGTCAGACTTGTCACTTGTCTTGTTAGCAAACTTGTCACCCATATCAAGCACTACAATGTCAGGCTCGTATGCTTTGATGATAGCCTCAACCCATGCCATGTCTTTACCTGTGCTGTCCTTGATAAACACATTCTTCTCTATAGGATTGTAACGTAACGCTGCTACTGCCATGTTAGTCTTGACTTCATCCATGCTCATACTTGTAGCGGCACTAAGGTATCTTGCACCTACACGTTCATAACTTTCTTCATTACATAGCACCATACACTTAGCACCCTGTGAAGCAAAGCCATCAGGTGCAGCTATTGTACTAGCGTGAAAGCTAGTCTTACCTGTGTTAGGTCTAGCACCTACAACAACCAAGTGTCCTGCACTGATGCCCTCTGTTTTACGTCTAAGCGTAGGTATGTTCCACTTCCATTGTGACTGTATGTCGTTAGCTTTGAGTAACGTATCAATACTTGTATCATCCCACTCTATCTTAAGGTTAGGCATGAAGTCATCTTGATAGTCAATCAATAGATTTCGTAAAGGTTCTAAGCTTTCTTTTGTTCCGTTAACGTAATCAAAACCTAGGTTAGCAATCTCTTCACCTACTACTTGTTGGAATAGCTTAGACAGTACATCCGTAGCTATCTCATTACTGAGAGGCTTCTCTCGTGCTATCTTTCTAAACAACTCACGATACACTTGTTTGTTAGCAGTAGTCATACTCCTGTTGTTAGCTTCAAACAAAGCCTCTAACTCAGTAGGTGTAAGACTCTTGTCGTAAGTACTCATAGCATAATCTAAGGTATGCTTAATCTTACGCGCATCCTTACTAAATATCTTATCAGGACAACGTATGCCCTTGTGATTATCGTAGAACTCTTTGTCCAACATAGTGTGGATCAATGCTAGTTCCATCATGTGTATCTCCTCTCTCTAATCAAAGTTCTCCTCCTTCATGGGTATATCCCATGTTATAAACTTTATTCAACTCTTCATCAAACTTCTTGTCTGATGCATACCTCTTACATGCCTCTAACACTTCATCTACTGTCAAGTCAACGTATACTTTTCCTAACGGTACACGCTCATCTATTATTGCTGTCTTAGACATAACTCTTCCTATACTTTTGAGGGAAGCCTTCTTTGTTCCATCCTTTACTAACTTGTTCTGCTGCCCATGAGTAGTTCACATTCCAGTGTCTCGCTGCATCAGCTATACTCTTAAAGTCTTTACCGTGTAACCGACAGGCTCTACCTCTCTGCTGCTGTGTCGGCTCTACCTTGATACGGATATGGCATGGTACATTCTTTGGTTGCATTACTTGTCTCCTTGTGTTTCTTAATATATTTAACGGCTTCTTCTAGTCGTTCAAGGCTGTCGTTGAAAGATCCTAAACCAGTGTTGCAATGATGACACAACCACCCTCTAAATGTGTTGGTGTCGTGGCAATGATCTAGTACCCATGACTTTTTT